TGCAGGAACTTGACTTGGCCCATGTACTCGGTTTTCTGAGTGCCAAGGTCAACGATGCGGTAGCACCGTGCGAGGTGCATGCCGGGAGGGGTGGACTCAAAAGAACCACCGCGGTCTTCAACAAAAAAGCTCATAATTTTCTCCATAGAAAAAGGTCAAGAAATAAAACGATGAACGCCGCTAAGTAAACGACGAACATCACACGTTCGTAGGGGGTGTAGTTACGCTTCATAGGTGATCGCCAGCATGTTTGCCAGTTGGTCGTCAATCTTGCGCATCTTGGCCTCGTAGTCTTTTTCGAGGTCAGACTTCTTCTTCAAGATGTTGGTCACCATGTCGGCGGCAATGTCGCTCTTCTTGCGGAAGTCAACATCAACGACAGACTCGCCGACCAAAAGATAGTCGGGGTTCCAGTCGCGTAAGTTGGTAAGGATCAGATCGCCGGGCTTGGCGTCTTCGAGGTTGTCGATGCCTACTGAAGCGTAGGTGGACAAGAAAATGTAAACTGGCAACTTCATGATTCACTCCTAAATGCAGAACTCTCTGCGCTAAACCGTTCGAATTGAACGTGATGAAATTCTAACATCAAATTAAAGCAAGCTGTAAACACTTCTTGCAAATTATTTTTTCTTGATGTTGTTTTCTTGTAACGTGAAGTTTGTGTAGAATCGGGCTTTGGGAGTTCGTTATGACATTAAAAGAATACTTTGACAGCGATGTCCGGGGGGCGAAGTCAGAGATGGCTGAGTACCTTGGGATCACAACAACGTGGCTGGCGCTCTTGATTGCGATGCGCCGTCAAGCCTCACCAGCGTTAGCACGAAAAATTGAAGCCGCTACAAGCGGACTGGTAACAAAAGAAGAATTGCGGCCGGACATCTGGCCTGCGTGAGTTTTACAGTGGCCCGCTTTTGGGTGTTTTAGGAGATCAAAATGAAAGTTGTACGGTTAGATCAAATCCGCCTTGACGGCGGCACACAGATGCGTGAGCACCTTGACCAAAACGTGGTTAAAGAGTACGCAGAAAAAATGAGGCAAGGGGAGGTGTTCCCGCCATTGATCACAATGTTTGATGGCTCAACACATTGGTTGGTCGACGGGTTCCACCGTTACTTGGCCTACCAAGCCGCAGGCAAACAAGGCGCCAATTGTGAAGTTCACACCGGCACACAAGAAGACGCCATCTTCATGGCCACCTCGGTCAATGGCACTCACGGTCTTCAGCGTAGTAACGCCACCAAGAAGAAGTGCGTAGAAGTGGCCTTGGCCTCCTCTAAAACCGCTGGCTGGAGCAACATCAAGATTGCCAAGCACTGCGAAGTGTCTGAGACTTTTGTGGCCGCCATTCGTGACCCGGAAGTCAAAGCCAAGCAGGCCGAGAACATGCAAAAGCACGTCGAGAAGAAGGCCAAGGCCCCAGTTAAACTGGACTTACAGGAAACTGACGATCCAGTTAAACTGGATGACTTCGGCCCCTCAGAGGAAGAGATTCGTGCCTCTGAACGTGCCCACAATGAATTCTTGGAGTTCATGCAAGAGGCATTTGAGGCTGATGACGTGCTGGCTGACACCTCTGAGAAGCTGAAGCAAACCCTGCTTGAGTTGCACCACCTCAAGATCACAAACAATGGTTTGGTTAACACCAACACCGAACTGACCAAGATGGTCAAATCCCTCCAACGACAACTCGACAAGACCAAAAAATGACCAACGTCCTAGCACCAAGTGGGTGTGATGATGGAACTACATTCCCTGAACCACGCCCGTTCCAATCTGCCGCCCATCAAGCCCTTCGCCAAGGGTTCCGTGATGGCCACAAGAACCAGTTGATCATGGCCCCCACCGGGGCTGGAAAGACTTACCTCGGCTTGCGTATCTGCAACGAGGCCATGCAAAAGGGCAAACGCGCTGTGTTTCTGTGTGATCGCACCACGCTGATCAACCAGACCTCAGCCGCTGCCGACAACTATGGGCTGACCGAACACGGCGTGATTCAAGCGGATCATTGGAGGCGCCAGCCTCACCAGTTGCTCCAGATCGCCTCGGCACAGACCATCGCCAAGCGTGAATACTGGCCACAGTTAGATGTTTTGGTGGTCGACGAGGCTCACACGCAGATGAAAATCTGGACTGAGTACGCCATGTCAACTGGGGCGGCTGTGATCGGTCTGTCTGCAACGCCGTTCTCGCCGGGTCTGGGAAAGATATTCTCAAACCTGATTAACGCCACCACAATGCACGAACTGACTCAGTCAGGGGTGTTGGTGCCCATGCGCGTTTTCTCTTGCACAAAGCCCGATATGACCGGCGCAAAGACCGCTGGCGGCGAGTGGACGGACGTGGCGGCCGCCGAGCGTGGCATGGAGATCGTCGGGGATGTGGTATCGGAGTGGATTCGCTATTCTGAGCGCCGCAAGACGATTGTGTTTGGTGCGACGATTGCCCACTGCAAACAACTGGCCTCTGAGTTCACCCGTCACGGCATCATGGCCGCGGTGTTTACTTCGGAGACAACTGCCGCCGAGCGTGAACTACTGTTGAAAGAGTACAGGAAGCCCAACAGCATGCTGAAGGTCTTGATCAGTGTCGAGGCCTTGGCAAAGGGTTTTGACGTGCCGGACGTGGGTTGTGTGTGCGATGCAAGGCCTTTGCGTAAATCGTTGTCGACGGCCATCCAAATGTGGGGTCGTGGGCTTCGGTCATCGCCTGAAACTGGTAAGACCGACTGCATCTTGCTGGACTTTTCTGGAAACATCATCCGGTTTGCCGAGGATTACACGGAGATTTTCTTTAACGGCTTGGCCGAGTTGGATTCTGGTGAGAAGCTGGACAAAAAGATCCGTAAGGACGATGACTACGAACTGAAGGGTTGCCCGCGGTGTGGGTACAAGCCGTTCACGAAGCGCTGCATGGCGTGTGGTTTTGAGAAGAAACCGCAGTCATTGATTGAACAACGTCCGGGGGAGATGAAAGAGATCTTTATTGGCGAAGGCAAGAATCGAAAGAAACTTGCAGACGATGCGAGGCATCTTTGGCATCAGGTCTGTTCTTACGCAAGGATGCACAGCGCTCCTGAGAAGCAGTCTGGTCGTGCTTGGCACTTGTATAAAGATATTACGGGGCAAGAAACAACGTGGCAGTTCTCGACGGCCCCGCAAGTTGAAATTACACCGGCCGTTAAAAACAAGATCACGCAGATGAACATGAAGTGGAAGAAGGGGGCAGGGAAATGAGTTTCATTGACTTTGCCCGCGCCCACGGCGTGGAGATCAACCCCGACCGGTTGTTTGCGTCCGAGCGCATCCGCCGGTGCGGGACAGTTGACAAACCCCGTTCGACCAACGGTGCTTACTTTTGGGATGGCCAGCGTGGTTGGGTGTTTAACTGGTCTGAAGGTGCTCGAGTTGAGTGGTATCAAAACCCCAATGCGAAGCCATGGACAGACGCCGATAAAGACGCTTGGAGGCGCCAAAGGCAGTACGAGGCACAGAGGCGTCAGTCTGAGCAACAAAAGGCCGTAGAACGCGCTATGGAGTTGCTTAAACACGCCGAGCGCCGTTCCCATTCATACCTCGAGATGAAGGGCTTGCCGGACGAAATGGGACTTGTCCTAGAAGACCGGTTGATGGTTCCGATGCGCAACGTCATCACGAACGATTTGCAGGGCGTCCAGACCATCTGGTGGGACGACCGTGAGCGCAAGTACCACAAGAAAATGATCTTTGGTATGCGGGCGAAAGATGCAGTTATGTGGATGGGGCCGCGCAACCAAGGGGCATGGCTTGTAGAGGGCTATGCGACGGGTTTGTCGTTATTGAAGGCCTTGAGGTCGATTGGCCACCAAGATGCGGTTGTCGTCTGTTTTTCTGCGAACAACATGAAGTCGGTTGCTGAGAAGTTGCAAGGCTCTGTCAAGATATTTGCGGACAACGACGAGTCGGGCGTGGGTGAGGCAACTGCTAAGGAAACTGGCAAGCCTTACGTCATGGCCGATGAGAAGGGTTGGGATGCGAACGATTTGCATCACAGAAATGGCCTTTTTGCTGTTGTGGCCAAAATAATGGAGATATAATTTTTTCGTTGGTGGTGCACCGGGTTAGCGCCGGTGGAGTCAATTCATCTTCTATTCCCCTAGGTAACACTGCTTTATGTGAGCCACCAACACCAACACGCATGGGGATTGGGGGTGATCTCGAGAAGCACCCCACAAAACAGTCCCCAGCCGTGTTGGTTGTTGACACAACTGAATTGGTTGTGTGTATAATCCAAACATCAACGGCTTGGTAACCCGTTGTAGTTCACAGAAACGCAACCGCAAACCCATTGGTGAGCGGGCTTCGTCAAAGCTGGGATGTCCTGTCTGTGCAGGCTCTCATGCGGCAACCAAGCCTAAAGCTCGTTCGCCAATGGGTTTTCTGCTTTGTGGCCCTACCTTGAGCCAAGGTCTATCGGGTTTTGGGTCGGCATGAGGGAAGCGTTGGAAGCCGAAAGGCGTAGACCGCAGTCCACTGACCCTACAACGTTCTTACTTGGCTGACGTTGCGCAAAGAAGTTGCAGGCGCAAGCAGGGGTCTTCCAGACCTGTCCGTGAAGCGATTTGCGGGTGGCAGGGTTGGATCAGGGGCTGTGCAGACGGCGCAATGGGCCGGAAAGTCCTGAAGGTTGGTCACCACGCAGTGAGCCGACTCCCATACGGAACACTCAATGGCTCCACACACTGATATGGGAATGTGCCGGATGCCGCTTCGGTGGCTGAAGGCAGTTCTTTGCCCAGCCGAGCCTAATTCACCAAACCTGATAAGGATTTTTATGCAGTATCTGTACAACAAAAACAAAAAAAATACCGCAGCACACATTTGGAATGAAGGTGATACTTACTGCCGAATGTTGAGTACTGGTGGACTAAAAATGGGACTAAGAATAGTCCACAATGAACTGGATGACAGACGTGTTTGTGTGATGTGTCAAAACAACTATCTCAACAAACAATACAGAGAAAAATTCATCGGGTGAATTGCGTCACGAATTTGCTGTAATCTGTTGTTACAATCTTTGAGCAACAACAGGAGTGGTTATGGACAAGCTGGATGAGGTTGGTTACTTTGCGTCTTCGGTTTACTTGGTTAAGAAGCCAGAGTACCTAGACATCGTCAAGGCGTCTGCCTACAAGAACTTTGTCGATGGCCCGCGCAACGCCGTACACGACATCCAGATGGGCGCAAACATGTCCCTTGACCCCGAGGTACAGCCCTTTGCGCAATACGTCTCCCAGACCGCTTGGAACGTCTTAAATTCGCAGGGCTACAACATGACGCCCTTGGTGACGTTCTTCACCGAGATGTGGATGCAACGGCACAACCAGAATTCTGGGATGGAGCAACACCTTCACTCACAGACTCAAGTCACGGCGTTTTACTTTTTAACTGTGCCCGAGGGTGGATGCACGATGACGCTTCATGATCCCCGCCATGCGAAGGTGTATGCAAGCATCGGAGAAAGTGACCCATCGAAATACACGGCCGCGTCAAACTCGGTGGTGTTTACGTTCTCTCCCGGCGACTTGGTGCTTACGAACTCTTGGCTGCCGCACAGCTTCTCTCGTAATCAATCCGAACAACCGACCGAGTTTATTCACATGAATCTTGGTGTGATGCAAAACCCCAACCCACCACCACAAGCTGAGGTGATCTGATGGCACACATTCAAATCAGGTTCAACAAGTCTCGAGGCCAACCGGGCAGGGGTACTCCAGATCACGCATGGCGTGTGTTCGTTGATAAAAAAGAATACCTGTGCAAAGAAGTGACCATCATGGTTGTCTGCCATTCAGAGCGTGATGGTGACGACTGGAACATCGCCTGTGAAGGCACGATAGACATTGACCGAGAAAAATCTTTAATCACGGTCATCCCTTACGCTTTAACTTAGTGTTACACTATCTCTGCTCGATGTTGAGCGTTTAAGGAGATTGAGATGGACAAAGAATACATACAGCCAGCGTTCCCCAACCCACGCTGGGAAGGCTGGGGCCAACCTGAAGCTGGCATGGACTTGCGGGACTACTTTGCGGCAAAGGCTATGCAAGCGGCAATCACTGGATGCGCAACAAGAGGTGAAGTCGGTATTTATTCCAATTGGGCGGGTCTTGCTTACGATATGGCAGATGCAATGCTGAAAGCCCGCAATGAGCGAGTCTGATGAAATGGATTACTTGGTGATGGGGCGGCGCAAGGCTGCCTTTGTTACCGCTGGATGCCCGCCAGAAGAGGCCACAGAGTTGGCCTATCACATGATGGTGCGTGACCGTGAAAACCGCGGCTCGACTAATTCATTGGATGACCGCCGTGTGTGCTTTGAATGCAAGGGCTTGAGTGGACGTGATTGCCTATTCGTGAAGGACAAGAAGGGCAAGCCGATTCCACCGCTGAGATTCCATCTACAGCGTTGCCCACAGTTTGAATTGAAGGGGAAGAAATGAATCAATACGTTGGCCAAACAAAGACGCCGCTGGCGAAAGAATGGCGTTTAGTTGCTAAGGGGGACAACCCCATGGAAGTCGCCAAGAAAACAACTGCTTTGGCGGCTAAGGGCGAAACAATGGCTCGTGTGATGCGTGTGTCATGCGAACGCTGGGACACGGTAGAAGTTGTTAAGGAGATGAAAGTATGACTGACGAACAAATTATTGAGATGGCTAGACAGGTTGGCATAAAACGGCGCACTGATAAGTTTTTCTCAGAATATTGTGACGGTATTTATGATGATGATCTTAAAGCCTTTGCCAAACTGGTAGCACAGCATGAACGTGAGGCGTGTGCAAAAGAAGCAGATAAACGACTGTATGACTACACCATGCTTACATCAAACCCGCCACAAAACGGTGCGGCATGGAGTATTGCGAACGCAATCCGAGCAAGAGGTGAAGCATGAGAGTTCTTGGCATCGACCCCGGCGCATCTGGCGCCATCGTTCTCTTGGAGGACGGCCAGCCCATTGAATGGACTGCCATGCCCACCTACAAAGTCGGCACGGCCACTCGAGTCAATGCGGCTGCGCTGTACGACTTTATTGCATCGTGCTGTGCTACCCATGTATACATCGAGCAGGTGCATGCAATGCCCGGACAGGGCGTGGTATCCATGTTCAACTTTGGCCACTCCTGCGGGACTGTAATGGGCGTTATCGGGGCTATGGGACTGCCTAGCACCTTAGTGACCCCGAATTCTTGGAAACGTGAAATGAATCTTATTGGTACTGACAAGGATTCCGCCAGATCAAGAGCAATCCAAATTTGGCCTAAGTGGCGTGACTTGGATAAAAAAGGCAAGGGGCAAGCTTTAGCAGATGCTGCGTTAATTGCACTTGCCGGATCAAAAAATGGAATAAAATGACGAAGCCCCATGGCTTGCAGGCCAGAGGGGGCTTCTAATCAAACGAAAGGCACTTCGCATGACTTCAAAAATTTTAACTCAAGCTCGTCTTAAAGAATTGTTGGAATACAACCCGGAAACCGGAGACTTCCATCGAGTTGTTGGTAGAAAGGGCGCTGGTTTTGCAGGAACAAAAGCTGGAAGCCCAACGAATGGGTATATCAGCATCATGATTGATGGACAAAATTATCGTTGTCATCGGCTTGCATGGCTGTATGTGCATGGAGAATTTCCGAATGGTAATTTAGACCACATCAATCGCAACAAAACAGACAACAGAATTGCCAACTTGCGAATTGCATCAAAAAAACAAAATGCTGAAAACACCGGCATTCAATCTAACAACAAATCTGGCTATCGCGGTGTCTTCTGGAACTCGCGCAAATGCAAATGGCAAGCACAAATTAAAAATAACGGAAAACAATTTCATTTGGGATTTTTTGAGAACGCTTTAGATGCCAGTCATGCGTACGAAAAGAAAGCTGCTGACTTGTTTACGCATTACAGCAAGGAAACTGCATGAACCACGCTGACATCAATCCCCTCAAAGCCATTGAGTACATCTACTCGAACGGCGCCAAATACGCACAAGCAAAGGCCGAACTGACGTACCTAGAAGGGTTTCTAAAAAGCAAAAAAGCACTTTTGATGAAAACAGCTATGTTCAATGGGGCTAAATCGGTCGCAGCCGCGGAAATGGAAGCGTATGCAGACTCGGAGTACATTGAACTCTTAAAAGGATTGAAGGCTGCCACAGAAATAGCCGAAGGTTTACGTTGGGGTCTCGTAGCGGCTCAGGCTCGCATCGAAATTTTTAGAACCGTTGAAGCAAGTAATCGCATGATTGATAGGGCAACATCATGAACAACAAACTGAATGCCAGAGAACGTGCCTATGTGGCCATGATCAAGTGCCTTCCCTGCTCGGTATGCGGTCAGGAAGGCCCATCGGATGCCCACCACACAAAGCAGGGCAACCAGTACACCGTGGTGGCTCTGTGCAAGTCCTGCCACCAAGGCAGTCTCATGGGCTGGCATGGCCAGAAACGTGCATGGGCCATAGCCAAGATGGATGAGAACGACGCCCTCAACAGAACGATCCACGACCTGATCGAGTACATGCAAAATAATTAACCCTACAACTTAGTCGGGTATCTATTTACAGGTTCTTTAACTTGTTGTTAAAATTCTCCTCACTGCGATGTTGCAGGTTTAGGAGAATCAAATGATTACAGAAGTTCAAGCACAAATTCAAGCACAAGCCGCCGTTGAGTCGTTGGTCAACCCCATCGACGCATTGGCTGTTCTGACCCGCCAACAAAAGGCTCTGGAAGAACAAATCAAAGCTCTCAAGGCTGACATTGCCAACACGTTTGGCGAAGGCAAACACCAAGGCGAGAAATACTCTTGCACTGTGTCTCTCAGCCAACGCGCTGTGGTGGCATGGAAGGCTGTTGCAGAAGAAGCCAACGTGCCTGCCGAGTTGGTGGCCAAGCACACCAGCACAACTTCAATCATCACTGTGGTTGCTAAGGTTTAAGGAGAGCACCATGACCAAGTTCACAACAGCCCGTCAATTCATGAAGGCAATCTGGGCAGACGATCGTTTGCAAGTTACTGTTGGCAAGACCGGCCAAGTGTCGGACGCCATTGCCGAGAAAGTTCTGGACACCAAATGTTTCAAGGCAACCTTTTGGGGTTTTGATGACGCAGGCAACAACATCGTCGTATTCAAATCATTGACCTAATCAAAGGGGCTTCGGCCCCAGTTTAACTGGAGTACATCATGAACACTGTAGAAAACAAAGAAACCGTAATCAAAATTGTTGATTCCGACAGCAAATTCATCATTGATAGCTTTTATGACGGGTCTTTCATGACCCTGTTTCATGCAAAAGGCATCGCATCAGTATCTATAAGCCGTGAAGAAACTGAAGCCTTAATTGCAGCCCTGCAATTGGCCATTTCTTAAGGAGATCAGTATGTTTGATAGCACCATCGGATTTAAAAACGGCTTCGTTGATGTTGAGTATGAGGTCAACGACGAAGACCTTGAGATCATCAATGTCACATACAAAGGGGTCAACATCAATGAGATCTTGGACGACAAGGACATGGACAGGCTTTTGGATGAGTTGTACAGCGTTTTGGGCGATGAGGCAGAGCAAGCCCGCATTGACATGTTTTATCGTTAAGGAGACAACTATGATCACACCACTACCACCCCACTCAAAGATTTGCATGCCCCCACCAGACTTCAAATGGAAGTCGGGCAGCGATGTGCAGACAATCTGGCGCAAGTTCGGCTGGGTGCCACCAAGCGAGACTATGATCCCGCCACCACCGGAGAAGAAATAATGTGGCCTTTTCCAACCCAGTTACCGCCCAGCAAACCGGGCGAACCCAAGTTCAACCCGGACAACTTTGAGGAAGCACCGCTATGACTAAAGACGAAACCCCAGATTACTTTTTCTGTGAGCGAACATTGATTAACTCGTTGGAAGATACAAACGTAAGTCAAAAAATTCAAGATTCGCATCGTTTTGCATTGGCAATTACTGGGCACTATCAACAAGCATTTAATTTAACTGGCGATTTAAATGCAAAACTTTGCGCTGTAATTGGGTATGACCGCGCTATTCGGCTTCAACAATAGCAACAGGAGAAACAGAATGACTAAAGAACTCAGCCCATTGGCTCGATCCCTACTCGGCAACTCTGGCGCCGTTAAATTCTTCACTCAGCAAGAATTCGACGATGCGCTGGCGCTGGCTAAGGCAGAGATCATGACTGTGGCGATTGAAACAACCAAGAGGGCCATCATGATCGAGCGTGAAGAGTGCGCCAAGCTGGCCGACGAATGCGTCAACATTGAAGAATTGGGTGAAGCCATCCGCAACCGCATACCCTCACAACGTCAATGAACACAGTGTCTGTCAATCCATTCATGGGGTTGTCAGACCCCGACCAATACTTAAAGGAGGCAAAACATGCCGCTGAAAAAACAGGAACTTCCCGTAAAGTCCACCGTTTCGCTGAAGCAGAAGAGCGTATCCGCCAAGAAGAGCGAGCCGCAGAAAAAGCCGCCAGAAAGGCTCTACGAGATGCCGCAAGAAGTGAAAGACTGGATCGACCAAGCGTCAAGCCGGTTAAACCGACTGCAAAGCGAAGTGGAAAGACTCAAAGAGGAAAACTTAAAACTAAAGAAAACCGTACGCTTTCAGGAGCATAAAATCATGGGAACTTCACAGGAGTAAGACATGGACGACTGGACACCCGAAATGGACGAAGCATTCAACGAGATCGAGAAGAAGAGTAATCTGGGTAAGCAGATACTGCAAGAAATCAAGCCCAAGCGTGAATGGATTGGGCTGACGGAAGAGGACGTTTGGAATCTTTTGCGTTTTAGAAAATACAACACAGTCACAATTGAGATTGCTCGAGCCGTTGAAGCCAAACTCAAGCAAAAGAACGGCTACGCCGAGGAGAAGAACACATGAACGCTAGTACATTGATGGTTGAATTATTTGATCTTGTTATGAAATACAACGGTACTTTGCCAGCATCACATGTAGTTGGTATTTTAGAAATGTTGAAACTGGATATTGTCAACAACCAATTCAAAACTGTACTTGAGGAGATGCGAGATGAAAAACGAAAAAACATTTGAGGCAATTTCAAAACTCAAAGACGTTGAGATGGAACTCCATCGCCTGAAAAACATGCTGGAGATAACGGGCAAATCTTTGGATGCAAAGTCTGAATGGATTGACCTATCGCATGAAGAGATCATGCAAATTTGGGATAAGACCATTAAATACGCCTCGACCGAAATCCGCATCATTGATTTTGCTCGGTCAATCTTGAAAGCAGCGCAGGAGAAGAACACATGAAAGACGAAGCATTGAAGCTGGCGCTTAGATCGTTGAAAGAACTTGCCCCAGACGATTCTGACTATGCGCCTGCCCTTCAAGGTCAAAGAAAGCGGCAGGAAAACGCCATCACCGCCATTAAGCAAGCCCTTGCAGCACCTGTGCAGGAGCCTGTGGGGTGGATGAGCAACAAAGACTTTGAACCCATCAGAATCAGGATTATGCAAGAGGCTTATGAACTTGCAGACAGCAATAATCCTGAAGGCTACAACGCAATCAAAGTAATGTGTGGGGATGTTCAAAAAATGTTGTCACCACAGCGCACATGGGTTGGGCTGACGGATGAGGAGATCGGCAAACTGTACCGTGATGGGTGGTCTAACAACATGGAATTTGCCCGAGCTATTGAAGCCAAATTAAAGAGTAAGAACAATGGATAAACCAACAACGTATCTAAAACGGTTGCAAGAAGAGCTGCGTTTGCTTGTAGACCACAATGAAAACACGCTTGGTTATGTTCGTTTGCTAAATGCACAAGTGGCTGGCAACACT